CCCTTGGTTACCGTCGCAGATGTAGAACAAAAGATAGGTACTTGCCAGCAGAAGACTGTTAGTTTTTGGGAGAACACGCCAGTTGCGAGACCCATCCTTTCTCAGAAGGGAACTACAGCTGTTTTATCCCACCTCATGCACAAGTTGTCGAAGAATGTTCGTAGAGCAAAATTCATTCATCCCCAAGGCAAAAGACTCACTGGTGTTCTCAATATCATTGATTCTCATCTAGCTTGGACCAACAAACATCATATTTCCCCAGATGGTTTGAAATTTTCGGAAGAATTGAAAATTGAGATGCACGGCTACAATGGAATCGTTTCACGCGTTGTATCAAAGGAAGAAATCTATTTGTGTGATAAAAGAGACATTGCTATTTTACTGCTTAAAAATATGCCTACATCTCCTAATATAACAGAGCATTTTCCTATCACCAATTTTGAAGGACGAACAGAATGTATCGCATACAAATTCGATGAATTTGGAGCCGCTGTCGCAACCAATATGACAGTACTGGAGAAACCCATTGACGCCAACTTCTCTTTCCAAGGTCAGGTCTGGCATTCTGAACTTAGTGAATTTAGATCCACCATCGGATATCAACGCGGTGATTGTGGTTCTGTACAAGTCACTCCTGATGGGACAATTGTGGGTTTTCTTTCTACTGGTGATGATACCAGTAACGGATCTGATACTGTAACATACAATTCCACGCGAATTTCTTTAATGGACATCAATCTCGCTAAGGCGCAATTTCGAGAAAAATGTGTTTACATCGAAGATATCAAATTCGAAGGAGTCTGTTCAAACACCATGAAAGGAGAAACTATTAAATTCGAAACACATCCTCATGTCAAGAGTTTCATCAACTTTTGTCCAGAAGGATCAACCCCTGAAGTATTTGGATTTCATTTTGCGAGTAATAGTAGTAGAAGTGGCATATCGATCAACCCCATGGCTCCACATTGGCACAAGAATTTGAGTTTGCGCACAGTTGACGCTCCGGCACAGCTTTCCTACAACAGAGCAGTTGGGGCTATCATGCCCTATGCCACAGCCAACTTTGAAGGAGTAAACTCAAGGGTTGCTCTCAAAACAATCGATCTTTTCCTTCACAAGATAGTTGAAAAGAAGGATGAAGCCATTCGTCGTTCCACTGAGATGGGTTTCAAACTCTCACAACCGTTTACTGTTGATCAAGCATTGAATGGTATTGTTGGCACAGATTTTAGTTCCATGAAATTGAGCACTAGTGGAGGTGATGGTACTAAGAAAGCTGATTTCGTTGAGTACGTTTTCGATGGAATCGAAACCAGATTGGTGCTGAAGAAGGAGAAAGAGGAGAAATATAATGAGTTGATGCTAAACCTAGCAAATGGCGAGCAAACTGGTCTTCCCTTTCAAATGCTACTCAAAGATGAGGTGAGACCTATGAAAGAAGAGGGTAAAGAACTTCCAATTGCGAGGTGTTTCCAAAATCCGTGTTTTTACCACGCCCTTATGGTTCGAGCCATGTTCGGTCCTTTTCTTGCATTAGTCTCCATGATGCCTGATTGTTTCTATACAGCCATTTCGAAAGACGTGATGGGTCCCGATTGGGCCGATGATCATGCCAAAATGTTCCAGCCTAATTTTGTGAACAACTCTTATGCGTTTGATTTTTCTAAGTGGGACGTGACACAAAGTAGAAGCCTTCGTGAGATGTCGATGAAAGTGTGGCTCAGTCTCGCTAAACTTTTTGGGTGGTCAAAACCCGACCAAGAGTTATTGGAGAAACTTTGCATGGAATTGGTCAATGCTCCGATCAAAGCCAACGGAGTTCTGATGTGTCTGATCAATGTCTTTGGCAGTGGGGTCTCAATCACGGCCCAAGACAATGGTTTTCGATCGATTATGGATGTGTTGTACACAGTGTTGATATGTATAGAGGAGAAGCTCGCGGAGGATCCATCCTTGAAGCATCCTAGTAATGAAGAAATTCATGACAACATATTCATTGAATCGCTCGGAGATGATGTTCGAGGTACCAATTCCGATGAATTCACTGGAGAATGGGGTTGGAATCCTGAAGTATGCAAAAGAATTTGTGATAAGGTTGGGCTCAAAATTACAGATGCTAACAAGGGTTCAGAGATTCAATTCATCCATGCAGCCGATACGAGTTTCTTAAAGACATTTCCAACTTATAATCCCGAATTGGGTAGTACGTACGGAGCCCACGGTCCTGATTCGCTTTTCAAAGCATGCATATTCTACAGTGAAAATGAGAGAGGATGTGTGATGCAAAATCTCGATATTGGCGAGCGAATATTGTTCGAAGCAGCTTACCATGGAAGAGAAGCTTATGATTGGTTACAAACTGGAGGAACCTTGGTTACTCCCTCAGGACGAAGTATCACGATAACTGGAGTTCTTGCTGCGTTCAGAGATGCCAACATCGCTTGTCCCGAAACGATCACCCAGTCCTATGATCAGTTTATAGCTATTCGGAAAGAGAATGAAAAGGAATACTGGCTTGATCATGGAAAAAGGGGGAACATTGGTGCCCACACTGATATATGGGGCAGACTATGGGATAAGTATTATGAGCGTCCAGAGTTTCTTCCTGACATGAAGAAACATAAGTTCTGGGAGCCTCCTCCAATCACCCAAGTTGCCATGTCAGGCGATGATCTCGTGCAAACCAACGAAGAGTTGATGGCTGTGGTACAGCCTTCCTCCACTTCTGAGAGTGCTTGGGTGGCTCCGACAGTGAAAGTTACTGAGCTATCGAAATTTTTGACTAGAAGTGTCTCCATAGACCCTGTGCAGCTCGAAATTGCTACTTACATGACCCATAGATTCAAGCCTCTTTCAGAAGTCCTAAATCACCCATCCATGGCAGACAAATTCAGAAATGTTCCTTCCATGCGTGCGGATGTGCGCATCAAGTTTGAGTGGGCGGAAATCCCTTCACAGGCAGCTCAAGTGATAGTGGGGTGGCGATACGCATTGGATAAGACAGTCGACGATCTGATCTTGACTCAAAATATCAGATTTTGTAAACTTTCCAATCGTCGCCATTTGCGGATCAATATAGGTGAAGGGGCACAGACTGCTGAGATAGTAATCCCTTTCTTTTACCCCCATCATTTGATGCTGATCAATCAGGAGGAGCTTGACAAATACCTGGAAGTTTTTATGTTTACTCAGATTCCCTACACCCATGCT